CAAAATCATCTATTACTGAGTCAAATCGTATTTTCCGCAAACTAGCGAAGTAAGGAGCGGATATGAGACTGTTTGAAGTTTCAGGAGACGAAGCGGCACAAGATTTAATTGTAGTCTTACGTAATCAAATTCAAAGAGCAAATCAATCTAACAGCGAAGCAAAACTAAGTTGGGCGGCTGTTAGTAGCCTAATGAAAGATATGGGCCATGGTAACTATGACTATGGCAGTTTCAAAACAATGTACGATACCAATCCATCATTGTCAAGTATTATCAGAAACTTCAATCAGGACGGTGTTGTTCTGAACACTGATTTTGATAATAAAGAGGGTGACGAAGAACCGGTTGATTTGGATTCATCTCCAACTGATACTGTTCAAAAAATGGCAAAAAGAGCAACTGCCAAAAGAACCTAAATAGAACTTGACAATTAGTTCTTTTAGAAGTTATACTAATAAAAATTAGGAACTTAATTAATGAATAATATTACCCCACCACCATTTGTGGAAAGGCATAGGTATCACGCAGTCAAGCAAATCAATCTAGACGGTAGACGATTATATGAAACACCCGATGGATCTAAAACGCCAAGTGTAACAACTATACTTTCTAAAACCAAAGACATGACCCATTTAAATGAATGGAAGAAACGTGTAGGCGAAGAAAACGCACAAAGAATTACAACAGAAGCGGCAGGTGTTGGTACAGCAATGCACAATAATCTAGAACGCTTTCTAACTGGTATGGAACGTATGCCAGGTAAAAATATGGTTCACGTACAGGCTAATAAAATGGCCGACGAAATTATTAAAAATGCCCTTTGCGATGTAAATGAAGTATGGGGAATTGAACAAGCACTTTATTTTCCAGGATTATATTCAGGTACAACTGACCTTGTAGGAGTTTATAAAGGTAAAGCCGCAATAATGGACTTTAAGCAAACCAATAAACCTAAGAAAAAAGAATGGGTCGAGGATTACTATATGCAATTGGTTGCGTATGCACTTGCACATAACGAAGTTTACGGCACCGATATAACGGAAGGACACGTTTTCATGTGTTCTAGAAACTGCGAATATCAGCAGTTTGACCTTACTCCAAGCGAATTTAACCATTGGAGTAACGAATGGCTTAATAGAGTCGAACTATACTATGCGAAATATCATAAATAGTATAGGAGACAGAATATTATGGCCGTAGTACAGATTTCAAAAATTCAGCACCGAAGAGGTAGAGAAACTAGCGGAGGAATCCCTCAGTTAGCATCTGCTGAACTTGGTTGGGCAATTGACACACAAAAATTATACATTGGTAATGGTGCCGTAAGCGAAGGAGCACCTGCTGTTGGTAACACAGAGATACTTACAGAGAATACCAACCTATTTGATCTATTAAATCAATATGAATATCAAGGTAACACGGGTGCATTTAAACAAACAGGCGTGTTTGCTAATGACCCTGTTATTAGAACAATACAACAAAGATTAGACGATTCTGTTTCTATCAAAGCATTTGGTGCTGTTGGAAATGGTGTTGCTGACGATACAGCGGCAATCCAACGAGCAATTGATACATTATTTTTAAATTCAGGTGATAAGTTTGATGCTAGATCAAGGGTGTCTTTGATTATTGAAGCAGGAACTTATAAAATTACCAACACACTTTACATTCCACCATATGCTAACTTGATTGGTGATGGTAAAGAAAAAACTGTTATTCAATTACATCGTAATCCGAATGAAGCATTACCAGGTACTGCTAAACCACTTATTCAAACCGTTGATGGTAATTCACAAAGCGGAACATATGTTACATATTCTAACATACTTTCACAAAGCAGACCACGTTACATTAACATCAAAGGAATTAGTTTTAATGTTTCTTCAGAAGTAACAGTGAATGATGCTATCTTTAAGATGGACAATATGACTGAAAGTACTATTGAAGATTGTAAATTTAACGGAAACTATGTTAGCAAGGCAGGATTCAATACAACACAGGTTGGTATTCTAATCAGAGGATTGGGTGCATTAACTAGTGAAAACAATTTAATTATTAATTCAGAATTTGAAAATCTTAGTGTTGCTGTATATTCGGTTCAAGACGTTAAAAATATTAAATTTGAAAACAATCTATTCAACTTCTGTTTCCAAGGTATTGTTTTAGCAAAAACAAGCAACGGTTCAGGATCGCAATCACAAGGTCCAAGAAACTTCTCAATACAAGGAAACACATTCGATAAAATTGAAGATTACGCTATTGCTGTGTACAAACCAAATAACACAGTAAAACCAAACGGACACACGTCGGTTGGTAACATCTTTTTAGATTGTGCTAATAACAACAACGGAAATGACAATCCTCAAACAGGAGTAATCCTATTTCAAGAAACAGGTTGCGAATCCATTGGTGATTATTTCGAAAGAGAAACTTACATCAACAAAAGCATAGTTGACAACAGAGATTTACCATTTAAACCAAATGTTGACGGATACCATTATACAAAAAGTAGAATGGAGAAGTTTACAACAAATGAAACAGATGCATTTACAACGTTTGCTAAAATTCCATTTACAAAAGATAAGATTGCTTATGTAGACTACCTATTGGTAAAAACAACAGGCAGTGCAACTACAAGACAGGGCAGACTTACGATAACTTGTAACAATTCAACAGCAAACATTACTGACAATTTTAGTCATACAGGATCATCAGATGGCGGTGTTAGTTTCCAAGCAAGATTGGATAACTTGGATTCAACTGCCGGCAGTGAAACACTAAAAATACAATTTAGAAATCCTATTGGACAAGGTACTGGAGAATTACGTTACGCAATTAGTTACTTTGCATAATGTTTCTCGATACAAGTCTACAAACTAGAATTGCGAGTTGGCGTAAATTTAGAATACAACTAGAGGTTAGTAAAGATCCTTTTCAGGATACAATTAATCTATGGGACACAGCACCAAGAATAGATCGCTATTTAGAACCTTGGGATTCTCAACATTGGCCGACACCTTGGGAACTGTTAAAGGAAAACCGGTTTTGTCCCATTGCTATACCCCTTATGATGGGATGGACACTGAAATTAACTGATCGGTTTAAACAGTCGAATGTTTTGATAAAAATATGTATAGACCATTCCGTTCAAAGATACTATAATGTATTATATATTGATAGTATGGTTTTAAACTACGAGCATAAGCCAGTGGATGCAAGTACGCTACCTGAATCTTTAATAGTTCAATATTCAAAAGAACTTTTTTAAGATGCGTAAATACGTCTACAACTACATTGAAAAGAATTTATTATAAGAGGTTTAAAGATGAGCAATAACGAGATTTTCATTACAAAGCGTTCCGGAAAAAGAGAAAAACTAGATTTAGACAAGATGCATTTCGTGGTCGAGCAGGCCTGCGAAGGACTGACAGGAGTCAGTGCTTCACAAATTGAAATGAATGCAGACTTGCAGTTCTACGATGGAATGTCAACTGATGAAATTCAAAACATTTTAATTAAGAGTGCTAATGATCTTATTTCATTAGAGAATCCTAACTATCAATATGCGGCATCACGTTTACTACTATACGGATTGCATAAAAAAGTTTATGGAAGATACGAACATAAATCTCTTATGCAGATAATTGATCTTAATGTGGAACGTGGAGTTTACGATCCTGCCATCAAAGAAAAGTATTCTAAGACTGATCTTAAACAGATGAATGCTTGGATGAAACACGATCGTAATGAAGAATTCACATATGCTGGACTGCGTCAAGTAGTTGACAAATATCTTTGTCAAGACCGTTCAAGTGGTGATATTTACGAAACTCCGCAGTTCATGTATATGATGATTGCGGCGACATTATTTGCGGACTATCCAAAGGAGACACGTTTAAATTACGTAAAAAAATATTATGATGCGACTTCACTTTTTAAAATCAACATACCAACCCCAGTCATGGCTGGAGTACGTACTCCTATCCGTCAGTTTGCTAGTTGTGTTCTTGTTGACGTTGACGACACTCTTCCTTCTATTTTTAGTAGCAACTCCGCTATCGGTTATTATATTGCTCAAAGAGCGGGTATTGGAATTAACGCGGGTCGTATTAGGGCGATCAACTCAAAAATCAGAGGCGGCGAAGTAGCACATACGGGTGTTGTGCCTTTTCTAAAAGTTTATGAAGCAACGGTAAGAAGTTGTACACAAAATGGTGTACGTGGCGGAAGTGCTACCACACATTTCCCATTGTGGCATTTAGAGATTGAAGATATTTTAGTTCTTAAAAATAACAAAGGCACCGAAGATAATCGTGTGCGTAAACTAGACTATTCAATTCAACTTAACAAAACTATGTATGAACGTTTACTAGAGGGCGGAAATATTACTCTTTTCTCGCCACACGACGTTCCAGGTTTATACGAAGCATTTTACAGTGATCAAGAAAAGTTTAAAGAACTGTATGAGCAGTATGAGAGAAAAACTTCTATTAGGAAGAAGACTATCAAGGCAATGGATCTATTCTCGTCTTTATTAAAAGAACGTGCTGAAACAGGACGTATCTATATTATGAATGTTGATCATTGCAATACACACAGTTCATTTAAAGACACTGTTTACATGAGTAACCTATGTCAAGAAATTACACTACCAACAAAACCTGTTGATCACATTGATGACGACGAAGGAGAAATTGCATTGTGTATTTTAAGTGCAATTAATGTTGGATTAATCAATCACTTGGAAGACCTTGAGCCATTGTGTGATCTAGCAGTAAGAGCATTAGATTGCATTATTGATTATCAAGGCTACCCAGTTAAGGCGGCAGAACGTTCTACAAAAGCAAGACGTTCTTTAGGTATTGGATATATTGGTCTAGCACATTATCTTGCTAAGAACAAAGTAAAATACAGCGACAAAGAAGCATGGAAACTTGTACACAAATTAACAGAAGCATTTCAATATTATCTATTAAAAGCAAGTAACAACCTAGCAAAAGAATTGGCTCCTTGTGATTACTTCCACAGAACAAAATATGCTGATGGTATTTTACCAATCGACACATATAAAAAAGAAGTGGACGAAGTTATTGGGGAGAAACTACACTATGATTGGAATGCTCTTAGAGACTCTATTAAAGCACACGGATTACGCCACTCAACATTGTCCGCACAGATGCCATCGGAGAGCAGTTCCGTTGTGTCAAACGCAACAAATGGAATTGAACCTCCTAGAGGATACCTGTCCGTTAAGAAAAGTAAAAAAGGTCCCCTTAAACAGGTTGTTCCAGAGTACAACAGATTAAAGAACTTCTATACTTTGCTTTGGGATATGCAGGGTAACGAAGGCTATATTAATATTGTTGCGGCTATGCAAAAATTCTTTGACCAAGCCATTAGTGGTAACTGGTCATACAATCCTTTACAGTATGATAACAATGAAGTACCATTGAGTATCATGATGAAGGATATGCTAACAACTTATAAGATGGGTTGGAAAACATCTTACTATCAAAATACATACGACTTCAAGGGTGAAGAAGATAATATTCAACCCGAAGGTTTGGAGGACACACTGGTTGACAATACTGCCAATGGTGCTACAATTAACGGTGTAAATGGCAAATCTGCCAATGGGTCTACTTCCGCTGAGGAATGTGAGGCCTGTGCAATATAATGGAATTTTATGTCGGGAAAGAAAGAGAAACGAAAATTGGCTAAAACAGTATTCAACCGTAAAAAGGTAGACTTCACCAAACAGTATATGTTCTTTGGTGAAGATCAAAACACTCAACGTTATGATACGTTCCGCTATCCAGAATACGATAAACTCAACCAAACAATGTTGGGTTATTTCTGGCGACCAGAGGAAGTATCACTACAAAAGGACCGTGCAGACTATCAAGAGTTTCGTCCTGAACAAAAACATATTTTTACTGCTAACTTAAAATATCAAACATTACTTGATAGTGTACAAGGCCGTGGTCCTTGTTTAAGTTTTTTACCTTATGTTTCTTTACCCGAACTAGAAGGTTGCATTATTACTTGGGACTTCTTTGAAACTATTCACAGTCGTTCATATACACACATAATGAAAAACGTGTATCCTAATCCAAGCGAAGTGTTTGACACAATTCTCGATGACGAAAAGATTATTGAACGTGCTATTAGCGTAACCAAGCACTATGACGAATTTAATGAAATAGCACTACAATATTTTCAACACGGCAAAGGTACAATGTACGATGTAAAGAAATCATTGTACAAAGCAATGATGACCGTAAACATTCTTGAAGGTTTGCGTTTTTATGTTTCTTTTGCCTGCACATTTGCGTTTGGTGAACTAAAACTAATGGAAGGATCTGCAAAGATCATTTCATTGATTGCACGTGATGAAGCAACACATCTAAACTTGAGTACACACATTCTTAAGCATTGGATGAAGGGCGACGATGATCCGGAGTTTACTAAGGTTGCAAAAGAATGTGAAGAAGAAGTTTATGATATGTGGCGTAAATGCGTTGACGAAGAAAAAGCATGGGCGGACTATTTGTTCACAAAAGGATCGTTAGTTGGACTTAATGCTAACCTGCTTCACGCATATGTTGAATATATCGCTAATAGACGCTTAAAAGCATTAGGTTTGAATCCAATTTATAACCGTCCAGCGACCCAAAATCCTTTACCATGGACACAACATTGGTTAAGTAGTAGTGGACTTCAAGTTGCACCACAGGAAACAGAAGTTGAAAGTTATATTATCGGTGGTGTTAAACAGGACGTAGAAGAAGATACGTTTAAAGGGTTCAAACTTTAAAGGTGCAATGAAATTTTTTGTAATGGCAATAATGTTTTATCAGATGGATATTTCTGGTGATGTTTTTAAAACTCCATACGTAGAGGATCCAAAAACACATTACGAAACTATGCAAGAATGCATAATTGCCGCTAAAGATAAAAAAGACATGATGATGAAATCATCTTTGTCATATCCAGATCTAGGTATTTTGGATATACAAATTGATTGTGTAGTAGAAGGCGAAGACATATAATGATAAACAGTATTAGATATTATCTGTTACTTCTTATAGATTGGAAAATATCTCTTTTACAAAAGTTTAAAAAAATAGTGTCCGGAGAATACAAATACATAAAAACGGATAATGCTTGGATAAGCGAATATAAAAAATGGAAGAAACAAAATGATTGAAATTTATGGAAAACCAATGTGTCCATTCTGCGACAAGGCAAAAGCACTTTGCGAAGTTCGTGGTTTTAATTACACATATAAAAGTTTAGGAACAGACTATTCAAGAGAAGAATTAATGGAAATGTTTCCTAATGCTAGAACAGTACCACAAATAGTTGTAAATGGTAATAAGGTTGGTGGCTTTGACGGCTTTACAAAATATTTAGAAGAAACAAACTATACAGGAACAGGACATACTCTATAATGCTTATTGAAACAATTAAACCAGGTGAAGTAGTTACATTAAAACTATCGTCAGGCGAAGAACTTGTTGGTAAACTAGAAAGTGAAGACTCTGACACAATTAGATTAAGCGTTCCGCTAACATTGGTTATGAGCCAACAGGGTATTGGTATGCAACAGTATCTTTTTACAGCAGATCCTGACAAAACTCTAACAATCAACAAACGTGCGGTATCCTGCTTTACTCTTACAAAAGAAGACTTTGCTAAAGTATACAAAGAACGCACATCTGCTATTCTAACACCTCCGGCTAAGCAATTTATTGTCTAATAAATACTCGTATGCACGAGTTTGTATTCAAGATAAAAGGACAATTAGTCACGGTCAATAAGTGGGAAGATGTTCCACAACAGTTTGATCATGTGATTAAGTTTGTTCCTGATATTCCACCTGATCCTCATACAGAAGAACAGCACGAAGAAATTTCTTTGTGGAATGCTAGATTACAACAGTTAATGGAGATTGAAAGAAATGCCCGCAATAACTCGTAAGGGAGATGCTGACGTTCCGCACTGTTCTGGAATGGTTAGAAATGCACATAGTCCTGATGTATACGCTAATGGAATACCTATCTCAAGACAGTCTGATGTAAACACAAGTCATTTGTTACCAGGTGCACCTTGTCCGAGCCACGCGGCTCCTATTGCTGTGGGTTCAACCACTGTTTTTATAAACGGTTTAGGTTGTGGAAGAATAGGCGATGCTATCTCTGGATGTACTTCGGTTGCCGCTGGAAGTGCTGATTGCTTCGCAGGCGGATAATTTAAATTGCTTTGAATGGTATTGGTTTACCGTTTTCATCAACAATCATATCACCGGTATCGGCCCAACATCCTACCATAATACTGCTACCACCGATCTTAACATATCGAACAGGTTTCACTTCAATTAGTTCACCGTCTCGTAATCTTGATCGTTTGTTGTTTACTGACGCCGGCCCTCTTTGTTTTACTCCAGCCATATTACGCTCCTGCTTTAGCCTTTAATGCCGCTCTTTTTCTTTCGGATATTAATGCTTGTCTTATTTTTCTACCAATTGGTAATTGTTGCACTATTTCATAGATGCCGCCTTTTTTGGCTTCCCACTCTACTTTTACAGATGTACTCTTTGTTCCGCCCTGGAATGATAGTACCGCTTTTTTATAACTTACTGCTTCTCGTGTTTCTACCTTATCACCGTCCGTGAAAGTAAAAATTCTCATCTTTGCCATAACTCTCCTGGGTTAGTTGTTTGGTTATTTTCTTGGACGTTAGTTATCTTTTTGATTAAAAAATACGCAGTTTATTTTCTTGACAACAAGAAAAAATAGTGCTATAAATATAGAGTAA